CTTATATATCCGCAGTCTTGCGTCAATATAAGACCTTGTGTATTCTGCGCCTTGCTCTAACTCCCTGTATATCTTTCGTGCCTCTTTAATAGCTTCGTTCTTATCCTGTTGCGTTAGCTTCAATGGTCTGTTATGCGTATCTGCCCAATATAACCACTCTAATACCTCATCGCCATATCTGTCAGCTACTGCCCTCACCCTAACCTCATCTGTTATGTTTTGGTCTCCGTTGCTCCTTTCCGACTCCCCATGTATATTTAACAAAAGATACTTCAAATGTGGTTTCCTTGACCTACTAAAGCTATGCCCAGCCTGTTTCGTGGATGGGTCTATTGGCAATGCTGGAAACACTATACAAGGCTCATTCTCATCCAACTTCCTAACTATTTTATTTATAGCCTTCTGCAAATGGTCAATAGTTATGCCAAGCTCCTCCCTATACTGTCTCTTTTTTTCCCTCCAAGCCTTTCGCTCCTTTCTCCTCTTCTCCTCCCTTATCTTTTCAACGGTCTTTTTAATAAAAGCATCTTGACATTTATCAGAACACCACTTAATATACGTCTGCCCCATCATGCGCTCGTACTTAGACTTACATATTCGGCAAGTATATGTCTTTATCTTTTTAGGGTTCATTGTCGTTCATTAAATATTAGCAACAAAAAACACTTTCTTTGCTTCATTGCAACTACTTAACTCAATATAGGTTTTACCTTGCTCAGGGAATGTGTGTATGGCAAAATGACTTTCTCCTAAAAGCCATAAGGCGGTATATCCAATGGGAGTAAAAAAGTGTTCTTGAAATCCTAATACATCAAACTCACTTAAATACAATAATTCACTAAACTTATCCTTTAATTTATGTGGGTCTGTCTCTTTTATAAATCCACTATAATTAAATATCTCCGCTTTCATAGTACTTATTTTTTGGTATTAATTCACTAAAATTTTCTTTAATTTTTTTTGGGTCGCCTTTATAAAAGACCAATACGTTTTGATGCCTTCTCCCTATTTTTCTACTTGTATTCATATACCTACCAGCTCGCAATGGCAAAGTCCCAACACTATTGACGAGGATAATATCATTATAAAATAAATATCCAGCATTAACCATAATATCAATCGTTTTTCCAACAAGATTAATATATCCACCATCCATACCCCGAACCTCGCTCGTAACTATAACGGCAAACCTGTCTTCTTTTAATTTACTAAACGTGTTTTTTAATATCTTAGAATATGTTTTAAAAAAATCTTTATGGCTCATATTACTTATGTCGTTAGGCAAATTACTATAAACCTCTAAATCAGCATACGGGGGGCAACTAAAAATAAAATCTTTACTATTGTCATCAATATATTTATCCATATTTTCAGACGTATCGCAAATGTATTTAGCTTTTAGTTTATTAGAATCACATCGAGACTGATTAAACCTTACTTGTTCCTCTCTTAACTCTATACCCGTAAAAGGTCTACCCAAAAAAGAACTAACATAACCAAAAACAGTATCTCCAGCAAACGGGTCAAAGGTGCTATATCCCTCCTCTGTAAACCATTTAATCATCAACTCAGCTAAACAAGCATCTAAAATGGATATACCTGCATTCTTTATTTTATCAGAAAATGCACTTAACCCCAAATCAACACTTTGGCGAGCATCACCATTATCTTTAATCATCCCATCCCATCTTTTTTTCCTTTTTTGCCACTCACCATTAACTGTATTTAATATAGAGAATGGCGGAACTCCGAAATAGTCAGCCATAGTCCTTTTGGGGTCGGTAATTAAATTGCCAAATAAATCTAAGTTTTCCATATTTTTTTTTTTAAAAAGCAGCACTCCCTACGTTTAGGACAATGCCACTTGCTCCGTAGTTAATAATAACGGATGTGATGTATTTTTAAAAAAGAGTAACTACATTATTTTTAAATCTACTTTTAGCTTCCCTTATATTTAATACCGCCTGTTTGTAATAACTATCCTTTAATTCAATGCCTATGGCTTTCCTTCGCATAGAAACTGGGCTATAAACTTCACTACCAACTCCCATAAATGGAGTTAAAACAACATCCCCTTCATTACTCCATAGTTGAACACATCTATCTATAACATCTAATTGCAATGGATGTACATGCTTCTCGTCATCTTCTTCTCGTGAATCCCTAAAGGGTAAAACATTATCAATCCTCACATCATCCCAAACACTACTCGCATATCTTTGCCAGATATAATGATTTAGCTTAGTTATCCCTTCTGACTCATTCTTTCTATTCAAATGTTCCCATAATTCATCTTCATTAAGGTTCTGGTTATTCGCATTATTCCACGCCCTTAAAATATTAGGCAATATAGGAGTATCGCCAAAATATTCATTAATACCGTAAGGATGTACTACGGGATTTTCCGCATCGCCATTCTTCTTAAACAATAGAAGGTAGTCAGGTTGAGCAGGGAAGCATTGAGTTGAATCTTCGACTATTAATTTGTGCATAAGTGATTTTACCATAGTCCTCATCCTCACCTTTAAGGGTTCTTTCCATATAGTAACCCTCCCTTTGTATTTAAATCCATTGTCTTGATGTAATTTTATTACCTCGTGAGGAAAATCCCAAGAGTCTCCGTTATTTTCTACCACCTCTGTAACATGAACACAATTTATCCTACCTTTTTTAGTTACACGACTTAACTCTTTTATTAAATACTCATATTGTTGCAAAAACTGATATTTATCTTCGCAGTTAGAAAAATCTCTCTCACTTGATGAGTAATTATAAAGCCCAGCAAAAGGCGGAGAATAAATGCACAAATCAATAGATTCATTACCGATAGTTGGCAATACTTCCATACAGTCCGAATTATAAATAGCATAATCATCCGTAATTAATTGTTGCTTAGTCATCTTTTCATGTTTTTTAAAATGTTATTTAATATATGTCTCTCTATGTCTATTTTGTAATGCCTCGCTATATTGAAACAAACCATGATTAAATCAGCCAACTCATTAGCAAATAAATCAGATTCTACATTATAGCTTTCGTCAATCATTTCCGACTCTTCTTCTTTAATCTTATTTATAAACTCATCAATCGTAGTATCTTCATTTATTAACCCCCTATTTACTGTGGATTGATAATTAAACTCTATTATTTTTTTCATATAAATGATGGTTTTGCTATTTCCTCACAAAACTCTCTGTCCTTATATTCTCTACTCGTATTAACACTACTTGTCAAGTTCTCATATAATTCAATAGCCTTTTGCGTTTTTTCTTTTAACGAATCCATTACCCTCGACTGACCATCAGAAATAACAATATCTATCAAAACATCTCTTTTTTGACCAAATCTCCAAAACCTTCTTATTGCTTGATAATATTGCTCATAACTCCATGTAGGAAAAAATACTGAATGATTGCAATGTTGCCAATTTAAACCCATTCCAGTCATCTTAGCTTTTGTTATTATTCTTTGCAATTGACCATTAGCAAAAGCGACAAGTATTTCTTCTTTCTTGTCTATGCTCATACTTCCCTTAATTTCTACAGCATCTTTATCTAAATCATTTATAATAGAACTTTCCTGATTAAAATTAACCCAATATACAGACGTCTTATCTTTTGCCAACTCTACAGCTCTAATACATCTATCACCTATAGTTTGTTTTTGTTCATGCCTAACCTCGCTCATTGTTTTAGCAATAGGGGTAAACATTTGAACCTGTCCATTAATATCTATAAGAGATTGATTTTTAACTATGTGTGTTTCTGTATCTAATTTTGGCAACTTATACATATCGTCTGAAAATCCTAAATCGGATGGCTTTTTTATCATTATAGCCCATTGATTAACCCATGAAAAAAAATCATTCTCTGCATGAGGTTTTAAATACCACTTATTACCTATATTTCTATTATTACTATCTACAGAGTTTTGATTATTAGAAAAATATCTTCCAAGCATATCCATATACCCCAAATAACCTAACGCTTCTGAAGATGTGCCAAGCTCAATATAATCATTAGGAGAAGGAGTTGCAGTGCTTAAAAATCTGTATTTTATTTTCTTCATAAATGATGTTATTAGCGACTTCGTTTTACCATCAAAGTTTTTTAAAATACTTGATTCGTCACAAATAACGCATTCAAAATGATTGCTATCAAAAAAATGCAACCTTTCGTAATTACATACAACTATCTTTTTACTATACTTTCCATTTTTTGAATACTCAATATCGTCAATGCCTATTTTATTTGCCTCGTCTACAAATTGAAAAGCAACCGCAAGAGGAGTCAATATTAAAACATTGCCATTTGTCTTATTTACGATGTTTTTTGCTATTGTTAATTGGATTCTTGTCTTACCCAATCCAGTATCAGCAAAAATAGCCATCCTTCCACGACAAACCGCCCTATTAACTATCTCCTTTTGAAAATCAAATATCTCGTCAGGAAACCAAATAGGATTAAATCCAAAATCACCTATAAGGTGTTTTTTTGATTCTATAAAATCTCTATAACTAACTTTTTCCATGTGTTTATTTTTTATTTGTGATAAAATTAATAATTATATTGTTTATAAAAAAAAATATAAACTAATTAAAATGGTATATCCTCTTTGTCTGTATATCTATCGGGGTCATAATTTTGGTTTATATCTCCCTCCCAATCTACATACTTGCGACTGACGTAAGTAAGCCTTATTACTCCCGTCTTGCCAAACCTATTCTTCATAACCGCCAATTCCGTTGTATTGTCCGTGCATTCATGGTCGTAGTAATTCTCACGGTATAACATCAACACCATATCTGCATCCTGCTCTATTGCTCCAGAGTCTCTTAAATCTGATAGCATAGGTCTTTTATCCGCCCTTGATTCTAAACCTCTATTTAACTGGCTGAGAACTATCATAGATAAATTACACTCATTAGGCATAGCAATTAATTTGAGTTGCCTTGAAACGTGCTCAACTTCGGCATTCCTATTATTCATTCTTTTGCCACTTTGTATAAGCTGGAGATAATCAACAAGCACCATTTTAAGGTTTACCCTCTTATTCAAAAATCTAATTTTTGTAATTATTTCCTCTATCGGTCTTGCGCCACCAATTAAAAATAAAGGCAACTTAGTAACCTCAGTCATAGCCTCCTCAATCGCTTTTACTTGGTCTTGGTTTATTCTTCCTCCTCTTATGTCTTCCGTCTCTACGCCAGTTATTATTTCTGCTAATAATAGCAATAGTTGCTCTCCACCCATCTCAAGACTAAATACTGATACTGGGTTGCCTTCTCTCGCTGCCGTTAATGCCAAGTTCATTGCCATAGTCGTTTTACCAAGCCCAGCTCGTGCCGCTATAATTGTAACATCACCACCCTGCCAACCGCCGTTCCTCTCATTTAACTTAGTTATGCCAGTAGTTATTCCACTCAACCCATTAGACTTCATAGCCTTGTAAACGCTATCCATCGTATCTTTAATGTACTCAGATACGTGAAATGTTTGAGCATCGTTTATTTCATTATCTTGGAGCGATGTCATTAGCTTTGCTTTAATAATGTCACTTGGCTCATCTGCCAACAGTCCATCCTTCGCCTCTGTTATCGCCTTACTTAATGTGCTTTTCTTGGAATACTCTAAGACCTCACTTAGATAATCATTAAATTTAGAACTATCAGCCATAGCCAA